TCGTTCAAACTTGGATCTTGAACAGCATTTACAGTTGTTTTCAAAACATTGAAACCCACCGAAGTCGATGGATTTTGGAAATCTCTGAAACCACCCGTGATAGAAAATGCAGCAGTCTCTTGACTATCGTTTAGTGCAAAATAGCCATCGAGGAAAAATACACCATCAGACACGGTGATAAAGTTTGTTGCGGTTCCTGTGATACCACCCGTGATGTCTCCGGACGCGATCTCGGCAGTGAATCCAAGATTACCATCGCCAGTCGTAGAAAGAGTTCCGGTGTTGAATTGACCACTTGTATTGTAGTTGAAGAAAAGAATCTGATGCGGATCTTGTGAAAGACCATCTGCCTCTCTACCTTGATCGAATGCACCGACAACCGTTGCAATCGTCGTTGTTCCGTCCGTAATTCTTTGTCCTACAATGTCTTTCAATGCCGTAGCAGAAAGCACGTTAGAGTTGTCAAGACGAATGAAATTTGTTTTTGAAACTGTAACCTCGCCACCTAAGACAACTGAGCCATTTTCAAAAATGTGCTTACCAAATCTTTCAATTTGATTTTGAAGAATGCTCTGTGCCTGTGACAGTTCTCTTGCCTGCAAAGGGACACCGGGCTTGAAGAGAACCTTCAAGAACTTTTTGGCGGGATTGTAGTCATCGTAGTAAGGAGATCTGCCCATGATTGATGGGG